CTTACGCAGTTCATGAAGGACCAAGGTGTCCCTAATGAGCCAGAGGCCTTTAAGCCTGATCAAACCACCGTGTTTAGCTTCCCTGTTAAAGCTCCAGAAGGATGTGTGGTGACTTCAGATATGTCTGCAATTGAGCAGTTAAAAATGTGGCTGGCGTATCAACGATCATGGGCCGAACATAAGCCTAGTGTCACTATCAACGTAAAAAGTTCTGAATGGATGGCTGTGGGCGCATTTGTCTACGAGAATTTCGATGAAATGTCGGGTGTCTCATTCCTGCCATTCGCAGAGCATACCTACCAGCAAGCTCCCTATCAGGACTGTGGAAAATCAGATTACGAAGCCATGCTATCTATCATGCCTGAAAGTATCGATTGGACCAAGCTTGCAGCTTATGAAGCAGAGGATAACACCTCTGGTAGTCAAACAATGGCCTGCTCAGGTGACTCATGCGAAATCGTAGATCTGACCGCCTAAGAGTACAGCCGTTTGAGGAAGGCTACCAAGCCTTCTTCGACGGGCGGCTGACCTGCAACTACAGAACCGCTTCCACTTTCTACAAAGAGTGGTTGCGGGGCTTTAACGCCGCATACTTTGAAAACAGGAGTTGTCATGTACAAAGAGTTTCAAAAGGATGACTTTGAAAAGTTTGATGAAGCAGCCCGCACAAAAGCTAAAGCCTTTTGGACCTCGCAAGGGTATTCTTGTGAGGATAACCCTGACGAATACGCTGTAGATCTTATCTGTTCTAAAGATGATACGAAGTTCTACTGTGAGGTTGAGGTTAAGCGCCCTTGGCACGGTGTGGCATTTAAATTCGACAGCTTGCACATACCTTTGCGCAAGAAAAAGTTCTTAGACAAACCTACGCAGTTTATGGTCTTCAATAACAGCCTTACTCATGCCGCTGTTGTAAGCCGTAAGACAATTCTCGCATCACCTACCGTCGAAGTTTCTAATGTTAAGATTAGGCATGGAGAACGGTTCTTCAACATCCCAAAAGATAAAATAATCTTTGTCGCAACTATATAGGAGTATACTATGACAGAAGCAGTAGAAAAAGCGTTTGAAGACGCACAAAGCAACCCCCTAGAGGCTGTAATGATCCTGGGTCTTACTGAGAATGGCGGGCTAACTATTAACTCCAGCCTAAACAACATTGCAGCAATGCACTGGATGCTGAACAAGTCTATCTTTGACATTAACGTATACCAAAATAACTCCAAACCTGAAGAACAGGCTGAAGAGCAAAAAAAGGAATAAAAAAGCCCCCAGGCCATTGACCCAGAGGCTGCATTTCTTATATAATAAACATGAGAAGGCGGTTTGGTCACTGCCCTTTCAAGTTTAGTGAGAAGCCCCCTAGTTCTGCTAGGGGGTTTTCTTTATTGTGGGAGAAGGTTTAGCATTTGACTTTCGATATTCTTCTTACCTTGTTGCACCGCACCTTCAACTGTTGCTGCAGTTTCAATTAAGGACATCATAAAGTCCTGCTCAGAGCTTTCGTCTTCTTCACTGTATATACCTGACCTAATTGCCCAAGCGTATAGTAAATCCATCTGTTCCTGAGACATACCTTTGTCAGGGTCTGGTATTACCTTTCTAGCAATCTCCAAAAACTCGTCAGCATTAGACAGTAGGGTTTCGCCTAGACGCACAGAAGCTGCAGGATTTATTTTGTCATTAATAAAACCTGTAAAACTGGCCCGAACCCTAGCACCTATTCTGCTCAAGGCACCAAATGTCAGAGTAACCAGCTTGTTTGCGGCTGCTATAGCCTCAGTCTTATCCGCAGTAATAGAGTTACCTGCACCTGACGTTGCTTTTCTAGTACCCACCTGAATACCCATCAAGTCTAGATATGTCTCAAACGCTTCTGCAATTTCAGGTTGATCTTTGTATACCAGGCGGGCTTTGTCTAAAAAGTTAGTAACTCCACCAAGTTCTTGCTCAATCTTAGCAGCGCTAACACCTCGTTGATCTGGCATCTCCCGTGTTGCTATCAGGAACCGCTCTCTAAAGAAGTTACTAAACGAAGCTTCTATACCTTTTTGAGTGGCCTCACGACGTGCAGGATCTGCAATAGCATCGACTTGATTTAATATGTCTACAAGCTGTCCTGCAGGCTTTCCATCAACCTGTCCCAAAGACTGCTTGTCTGCAAACAGATTGTCTAAAACAGCTTGCGTATTAGGTAGCGCCTGTCCTGTAGAACCTGCAAAGAAACGATTAAGCGCACTGGTCTGCAACTGTTCTTCTGCTGCTGATAGTTTAGCTTTTGCAGTGTCTATCCTAGCAGCAAGCTCTGGAGAAATATTCTGCATCCGTGTCATTGTGCGCAGGAAAGACCTGATTTGATCGGCTGCAGGCTTTGTAGCAGGATTTCCGTCTAAAAGACTTGCCCGCTCCATTAGCTTCTGACGCACTCCAGCAAAGTCTACTTCATTAAGCGCTTTACCTGCCTGTGTATCCAAAGCAACCACAGCATCTGCAATAACGTAATCTACTACATCATCCACACTGCCACCCGCATCGGGTAGCATTAAGGTGTCAATCATGTTGCTACCCTGAAGGCGATTAGCATCTGTAAGTGCGCCCTCAACCTGCTGACGGGTAGCGTCCAGTGGCCCTGGTAAGTCTAAGCGACCTGCAGAAGAGTTATTTACACGATCAAGTTCCTGTAGAACCCCACCGTCTCGCCAGTATTGTGAGAACTCATTCTTGTAGTAATCCATGGCCTCTGCTGCAGAAGCAATCTTGCGGATCTGTCCTGTTTCATTCAGGTACTCAATCGCATCATCATCAATTAGACGTTTTATTTCCAAGAGATTTTGTAATGCCGAAGTTGCCTCAAAACTACCATCCCGTTCAAGTCGGGATAATGTGTCTACAAGGTTTGGTCTTACGCTAGTGTACAAGTCTTGGAATGTAACATTGTTACTCAAAAACTTAATAGCGTCAGCTTCATCCATCTCACTAACAACGGCAAGTAAATCACCAAGCTGACTGTTTCCTGGCTTCTTGGGATTGCCTGCGTCTAAGAATGATTTGTTAAGTACAGAAAGTCTTTCGTATAGGATTTCCCCAAACTGCTGACCTTCTGCATTACGAAGATTTAGACGACCACCTTTGATTTTACCAAACAGTTCGTCCTTTTTCTGCGTCATTACTGTATTAGCTTGGCGCAATTTATTAACAATGCTGTCCATACTTGCGTTTTTATCAAGTACGATAGACACACCATCTAAATCGTTTAGCTGCTCAATCTTGTTGCCAAAGAAAGGATCATTATCAACTTCTTCTGCAATACGTGCGCTAAAGTTTGTGGCCTCTGCTTCCGCTGCAGCAACACCTTTCTGAGCGTCAATGATTGGTGCGTTAGCTTCTTCTCGCAGGATATCCCCTGTCTGGTTTACCGCATCACTACCGCCACGGGCTTCCACCATTTCCCCTGTTTCATCAACAAGAGATTGGGACGGACGACCCTGTACAGTAGCAAGCTCACCTGTAGTGTTCTTGTTGCCGATAACACCTTGTTCTATTGTGCGGGCTGCTGAAATAATACGACGTGCGGTTTCAGTATCATTGTTTTTAACTGCCCGTTGTACGGCTGCTAGAGTGCTTAGACCAATCTCAACCTGTTTACCATCGACCTCCATAATAACATCTTTGTTATCTGAGATGTACTGGAGCAACTCTCTTTTAATCTGGTTAACTCGTTGCGCAGAAGCACCAGGCTCTGCCGCAACCGCAAGCTGGTCTAATACGTTATTAACGAAAGCTTCCTGCCGTGAATTTTTACTAAGTACACCTGTAATAGTACCCGCACCAGAAAACAGATACACAACTTTTGTAGCTGCTACGGCGGATTCAACGCCAGTTTGCAGAACTCGTGCGCCAAACAATGCATCCGCTAGGATGTTAGCCTTTTTAGCCATTATCTGTTTGTACTGCGGATCTTCTGGGTCTACCGTAATGCCTTGCGACAACGGCAGCATAGCGTTTTCACCTATAAACAAAGTTTCAATGTCAGGATTTAACGCCGCTGCCATACCTGCTTCAGTACTAAGTATCTTGGTAGTGGATGCTACTTTAGGCGCATACCGCATAAGATATTGAGAGGCTTCTGCAGCGTTGCTCACACCGCCTAGTTTGGCAGAAATACGGCTCAATCCCCGTTCTAACCAATTGCCTACCTTTGTACCTGCAGAACCCCCTACAATAAGTTGGGAGCCTTCTAAAGCCACACTATCAAGAAGACTGTTTGAGTCCATTGGAGGCGAAGGGAATACATCATCAACAAATCCGACGGTATCAGATGTCATGTCGATATCACCGATATCCATGCCTGTGATTTCTTCCGTGGCATCTATCGCAGAGTTAGCAATATCGTTGCCTAAAGCATTTAGATAATCATTCCCCGCTGCCAGTACCTGCACAAGGCCCTTAGCGCCCTGGATAATACCATCATCAATATTGTCCGTGAAATCTAAGCCAGGATCAGTAAAGGGTAGAATGTCGGGAATAGGGATGGCCTTCCCTTTATAGGTAGGCTGTCCTAATGCGCTTGTCTCACCTAAAGCAACGTAAGACTCATATAGACGCATTGCGGCTTCACGACCTTCTGGAGTTGCAGCAAAGCTATCGTACATGCTTCTAGACAACTCAGGAAGCTCTGCAGTGTCCGTAAACACACCTGTCATTTTAGCTTGTGCAATTTGTTCCGCAGTAGCGTTACCAGGAACTAAAACTTCCACACCACTTTCATCCGTAATCATCTGATAGTCAGAGGGGGCTACTTGTTGGCGTCCATCAGAATATGTAAATATTTTGTCCGCTGCAGTGCCACGAACTCTTTCTGTTGGCTTTTCTCCGAACCCAAATTGATACCAAGGCCTATCTGTCTCTACCTGAAAATCCGTAGGGAAGAACTCTGGGTATAAACCTTTAAGCCTATCAAACTCAGCGGAAGCTTCCTCATTGATATCCAATATCCCTGGTATCATGCTTACAGGATTGTCATTAACTACTTCACCTGTAAACGGATCTACACCCATCATTTTGATCATAGATTGGCGATCTGCAGCTTCTTGCTGTACTGCAGGATCAATAGTTTCTGGCTCTGCCACAACGACAGGCTCAGGAGCCGCAGCACTAGGCTGTGAACCATTTAACTCTTCTAATGTAAATCCTGTGCTAACAGCAGGCTCAGGCTCTTTAGTTACTGTAGGCTCTACAACAACATCGTCCTGAGTTTCATCTTCCTCAGTAGAGACGCCCAGTTCTTCTAGTGTAAAACCTGCCATTTTATTCTCCAATCACGGGTTCGTATGTTCCGTCTGCGCTACGTTGGAAATCTACAGGTTTTCCTATCGAGTTTTTAAGCCTTGGATCTCTATCTGCCATAGCCTGCGTAATTATCACACCAGGTACAATTTCTGGTACTTCTGGTGGCGTAGGCTTAACGACGGGTGCTACAGGTTGTGCAGTCATCGTATTGGAAAAAGCTGTCGTAAGCGTTGGCTCATTACGAGTTTTTACAAACTCAGTGAAGTTTAGCGGTGTCGCCGTTGGATAGAACCCGTACTGGTTTTTAAATCCTGCAAAGTTTGGATTTGTATTAAGTGTGGCTACAACCCTATCATCATAGTTTTGTACTTTAGACCGCATGTAATCCCGCAGGTTTTGCTCAAAGGCTTTAACGCTGCCCTGAGTTTCTAGCATCTGCGTCAGACGCTCAAAGTCTTTGTTGGACATTGCATTGCCAGACTGACCTTCGATGCGACCTGCTCTGAATGCTAGGATGATCATAGTTGCTTCAAACCTAGCTGTATCATCCGCAAGATTTTGTACGTCTTGTGATACGATAGCATCTAGGAAGCTTTGATCACGGCCCTTTGCCTTCATAGCTTCTACTAACTGGTCTTCTGTAATGTATGTTTCGGGATCACCGTTATCTGCGTTTTTACCTTGCATAGCAGATCCTTTAAACAGGTTTTCTGCTACGGTTAGTACACTTTCCGTGCCACGAATTGAGCTTGTAATAAACTGTGCAAAATCGCCACCTGCGTTACGCACCATTTCGTTATTAGTGGCAATAGATATGGCAAGTTCAGAGTTACGTAGAGCCTCTGCAAGGTTAGCATTTTGTGTTGCTAGTTCCATGCTGTATTTCTGAACTTCAGTACGGGCAGTTTTAAATGCATCTAGCTGAACTTCAGACATCAAGGACACAGTACCTTTGCCTTGCAAATCTGGTTCTACAGGAGTTAGGCCACCTTCACTATCCCGTCGTGCTAGGATGTAATCTTTAGTTCCATCCTGTAGCGTAATAACCGCATCAATAACTGCCGCTGTATCGAAGCCTGCAGCGATTAAGTCTGACTTAGTTTTTAGCTTAACCTGATTATCTAGAAGGTTATTAAGTTGTGTTATGACGCTTTCAGGCGCATTCTCTGAACTTGCTAGTTCTAGCGCTGTCTGTGCTTCTGCTACACTATTCACGTTTTCTGCATAACTTCTGAAGCTCTTAGAAGTCTCTTCCAATTTCTTAGCTTTTGCGTCGGCAAACTCTCTGATCAGATCTCTATTAATTGGACTAATATTACTGTCTGTTTGCATAACCCGTAGGACTTCAACACTTAGATTATCCAGAGATGCTGTATTAAATTTTGCTGCGGTTCTAGCATATTCAATTCTTTCTGCAGTCCTCCTAATTTCTGAGTCATACGCTAGTGAGTTATTTGCTATACCTATGAGTTTATCATTGGTCATACCTGACAAACTTCTATAGAACTCTGTTTCTTTCTCTTTGATAACTGTTTCTAGAGAAGCCAGCATATCTGGAGAAGTACCCGCACCTGCCTGCATACCTTTAAGTACTGCTAATGGTAGGCCATTCATTTCTTCAACAGTCATAATGCCTCTGGCACTAGCCTGGGCAACTTTTAAAATCTGATCAGCTTGATCAGGGTACTGCTGCTGAAAGCCTGCATAATTAGCTTCTGTGATATCTCCCCAAGGTACATTCTTGCCTTTACTATCTAACAATATTTGTGCGTCAGCTTTAGAGGCAGGTGAAATGTTTGGAGACTTAATAAGTCCAGCAAGATCACTTACCTCCATACCAGACAGATCCTCAAAGGTGGGGTTCTGAACAGATAGGGTTGCAGACCATTGCTCCATGCTATCAGCTAAAGCTGCGTAGCGACTGTCCGTACCTGCTTTAATACGAAGCTGCGCAGCATACTCAGAAGCAAGTTCTGGAGTATTGTACTTTGTCTTAGCTTCCATGATGTCAGGTAGACGTGTCTGGAATAAAGGCTCAGGGCCTGTGTCAGTTTTAGCTTCAGGTACTACCTCTGCAGCGGGGTCTGTAGCGGGGCCTGTAGCTTCTAGATTGTCTACAGATTGCGCAGGAGCATCTCCCGTAGGGGTTACGGCACTTTGTCCGCTATCACCGCTTTGAGATAAAAGGGCATCCGTCTGTTCTACAACAGGCTCCACTGTAGGAGGCACGACGGGGTCTACTGTAGCAGTAGCTGTACTATCGGAGGCGGGCGGAACAACAGGTTCTGCGGTTAGTGCGCTAGAAGTACTAAAAAATCCTTTAGGGTTAACCGCTAGTGGGCCATCATTACTGACGTAGGTTTCATACGCCTTGTCCGCCCCAAAAACTTGGATGTCTGTTAAGATTGTATTAAATCCTGCAGACGTAACAGAACCCGCATCCACACCAGCAACACCTGCTAGACGTGCAACAATAGCATTGGCTGCGTCCTTGTCTTTTTTATCTTTTTTATCTTGGTCCGCAGCGGCCTTTGCTGCAGCGGCAGCATTAGCTTTTTTAAGCTTTTCTTCGTCGTACTTTCGCTTGTCGTCTAGTTCCGCCTTCTTGAGGGTAGCAGGAACGTAGACATTAGCAAAACCAGTTGCCAACTCACCTAATGCATTACTCTTAGGTCTGTATGATGCAGGATTTACATTACGCCAACGGGCCATCTGGCTGCTCCTCTTCTACGGGTTCATCTGCCATCATGCCAAGCATAGCAGCCTGTTCATCTTCGGAAGCCTGACCTTCTACAGGATCTTCTGGTGCGCCCATTAAGCCACCAGCGGGCATAGCTGCAGGCATAGCTTCCTGCTCTGGAGCATCATCATCAATAATGCCCAGCGCTACTTTAAGAAGTGTTGGTGTCATACGAATACGATCAGGGTTATTAATACCCATCTCATAGTTGTATTCTTCATCATCTGCCCAAATCTGAATGTATCGGGCTACTGGACCAGCAATTAGGATTGCAAGATCAATCTGAAACTTACCCTTGGCGATAGCTTGCATAAGCAAACCAGACACAATGGCAGTGACAGGTGTTTTGATTTCTAGCAAAGAGTAAAGAAGTTCTGCCTGTTCTTCCTGCGTGATCCTGTCAATCATATAGGCGACAGCTTCATCGTAGTCAGTAAGATCAGGTGGACGATGCCAGGGGTAATTGCGGGTATCTGCTACTAGATTAGCACCAGGAATGGGGGCTTCAAATCTCATCTTCGTCCTCTTCTTCTTCTGGCGCAGGATCTTCCTTCAGGCTTTCTGCAAAACCATCAAAGTACTCTGGCGTGTACATAATCTCACCGTCAGTTACTTCTGTGAGATTTTTAGGCATTTTACCGTCCATAAAGTTTTTGATGGACTTGGTTACGGCGTCATTAAAGTTCATGATAGCTTCCCGTAGTTAACCAGTAGGTAACCGTGTTCGTCTTCGGTAACCGCATCTGGGTGTATTTTCTGAATTTCTTGGGCAATCACACCTACTGTTGGACACTTATCTGCGCCGATGCGTTTGGCTTCATCATTCCAATCCCAGGTGTAGGTTCTGATACCATTAATTATGCCCTTAAATTCAATATTTTCTTTTAGGCGAATATCCGAAGACGTAATCAACGCTGCACCGATGCTACCGATAGCACCCCACATACCGCTGCTATCACTACTGCTACCTGCAGCCGCTTGGATCTCTGCCATAAGCACACGGGCATCAAGTTCTGCTTCCGTCTGAGCGCCCTTAAAGTAGTAGTCCAACATGCTATCTACACGATCCCAGATGCGATTAAGGCTTTCCTGGTTAATGTCTGTAGCGTTCTTAACATCGGCAGCATACGCATCATACTTCATGCCTGCGTTTGCTTCTGTGACCCGCTGACGCCAATCACTATTATACTTATCAATATTGTACTGCATGGTGGAGTTGTACCGCTCACGACCATCTGCCATGGTTGCGTTAAACTCAGATGCATCATTGATCTCACCTGCATTAAAGCGGCGCATACTGTTAATCATTTCGGTATTGTAGCGCTGGGCCTGGAACAGGATTTCGTCATAGAACATAGCCATGTCGTTGCCCTGCTCTGCGTTAAAGATACGAGCCGCATTAACCGCTGCCTGATCGTTAAAGAGTGCATCAACCATAAGCTGAGTGTTCATAACTTCAGCCTGCTGTTCATTATCTAGGTTACGGAGATCCATCTCCATAAAGTTTTTAGCATTCTGTACTAATGCAGCTTGGCGTGTATCAAGGTTAGCCACTTCAAACTTAGACAGGATATTCATCTTGTTGATTATAGACTGCTGCTTGTTATCCATATTCTTAACAGTCAGCGTCTGGAAGAACATAGCTTCCTTCTCAGCAACACCTAGCGTAGCTTCCATAATGGCGTTAGACATAGCGGCAGTGGCTGCTGTACCTGTAACACCATCAAAAGCCATAGAACGGCTGATTTGTCGGGCCATTCCCTGCGCCCACGCAGGAATAATAGGATTGCCACTACCGTCTTTAAACTCTTCTGAGATCAGTTTCATCTGTCCCAGAATAGTGGCTTTGCTGTCTACACCCATCTCACCTTCACGGGCCAGCTTGTCTGCTAGAAGCTTACCAGCAACAGTAGATGTATCGATGATCATGGATGTATTGATGGAGGCAAAGTCATTTAATGCTTCACCTGTGACGTTAGTGGTGCCGTCGGCATTAACGCCTGTAGCAGCACCCGTCATATCAATTTGATTGCCATCAGGATCTAGAGTAGCGTCTGCGCTTACTGTCCCTGTAACAGCATCTACTGTAGCATTTGGATTGTTAATAATACTGTCTGCGGTTGTATCGGCAATTACTGTCTCTGTAGTACTTGTATCTACGTTTTCGATAACAGCAGTATCGCCCACAAGCTCAGGATCTACTGTAGGATCTTCGCCTAAGCCGTACTCACCGTCAATTGATGTACCTTCTGCCTCTGGATCAATAAGAACATCATTCATCTTAACCAGGTCTGCAAGGCTCATGCCTTTGCTTGCCAAGTATTCGGTAGGGTTAGCTAAGAGCTTTTGGATTTCTTCGTTAGACGTTGCAATACCTGCAGCAACTGCCATGGCAGCAATATTTTCTGTACTTAGTTCACCTGTAGTTGTGCCACCACCTTCTCCGCCTGATCCTCCGCCAGGATTAGAATTGTCTGCAGCTTCCTGCATAATAGCATCGGCTTGATCGTTATCACCACGATCACGGGCTTCCTGGGCTTTCTGCTCATAACCAGTAAGTCCAGTAACAGGATCTTTTACGGATAGCGCATCAACAACTTTACCACCGTCTACTTTTACTTCATAGGGCATGCCAAGAAAGTTATAGGAGTACTGAAACCCATCTGCATTTTCGTACACCTGTCGCCCATCAACTACCTTTGTTGTATCTACTTCTGGGTCTAGGTTGTTTGCCCAACCTGCGATCTTACCCATAATACCCATGGGAGTAGCGAAGCCTAACAGTTTAGAAACACCTTCTGGTGCTTTGCCTTTTACTGTGTCTTTGTCTTTGGAAAAGATAGATACGCCATCTCTAAAGAAGCTGGAAGCTCCACCTGTGTTTAGGGCAGCACCCGCTACAATCTTATTAGGGTCTTTGATAGACGGGTTTAGATCCATCAATTCTTTAACAGTTTTACCAGAACGGGCTGCGATTGCACTGAGGGTGTCGTCTTTCTTTACTACATATCCTGTGCTTTCAGAGTTAGCAGAACCTGAATATGTGGCACTACCAGAAGAGTTTGTTCCACCATATCCTCCACTACTGCCCGTATTGGCAGGAACTGCAGATCCTGCATTACTACCGCTGTCATACGTCAGTGTACCGCCTACATACGAAGCGCCATCGTTAGGCGTAAATACGTTAGCGACGCTCTCAGAGAAGCTATTACCACCCCCAAATGTATCTGACCAAAAACCCATTATAGTTTTTCCTTCTCTGCTTCGCAGTTCCGAATGCGATCTCGTGTTTTTATGTAGTCGGTAATAACCGCAGGTATTGCGTTAGATCCTTCGGGAAGTGCGTCTAATTCATCAGCCAACTCTTGATTAAACTCTTCTGAGTAGGTGAAGAGCGGCGGGCAGTACACTTCTAGCTGGGTTCTATAAACCGTCTCTGCGCAGCCTGTCAGTGATAGCACTGCGGCTGTTAGGATTAAAATCTTCATGTTCTGCCAACGCCTTGTAAAAGTCTTTAGCCTTGTCTTTGGCCTGTAGTTCATCGGCAAGAACCTTACTCTTCTCAATCGTCTTTCCATCCTTACGCCCTAAGACGTACAAGATAGGAAGCATGATGCCTAAAGCAGCTATGATGTAGAGTTTGATCTTGCCGAATATAAACATTAGTGGATGCCCTCTTTGTGATCCTTGAAGCGACTGTAGGCGACAAGGGCGATACCGCCGATGGCACACAGCAGGAACAGTGTTTTCATGCTTTCGCTGTAAGGAACCAAAGCTTCTATTTGAGGTGCGATTTCACTTAGTGCTGTAGCCGCACCAGCCACTCCTGCACCCGCCATAGTCTTAGACTTAGCTAGGGGCTTCGTAGAGGCCGCTGCAGTGACCTTTTGTGGTCCTATGGGTCCACCCTCATCAGAGGGCAACTTTGCATCACGGCTGAATACAGCGGCTTCTGCAGCCCGTCTGCGGGTTAAGCCGTTAAGGACCGTAAGCTTGCCGCCAACACGAGCCTTATTCCAGCGCAGTATTTGTTCAGGGCAGTCGTTATAAAGACCTTGGTTCAGCTTTTTTAATAGCGTTGATGATCGAAAATTACCTCCGCCAAGGTTAAAGACGAATGAGACTAATGCATCGTACTGCCCTTGTGTCAGCGGGACAGAAACGTACCGCTTAACATCAGCCTCTGAATTACGAAGATCTTCACGCAAACGAAGTTCAGCTTCATCCTTAGTGATCTTCATTCCTGATCGAACACCTTTGGTGCTTCCCCAGCCGATGGTCCACTTTCCAGCACTACATTGGTAACTAGAAATCATTCCATCTTTTTGGATTTTGTGCAGGCCTTCAAACCGTTTTATAAGTTCAATGCCTTCGTTTGAGATTGTATCTGGGTGCATAATTTTACCGTGTGGTTGTGTAAGGCTGCGCAAATCCGCCCAGTTGAGCGCCACCTGACATTTGTGTTGCAGGAGAAAGTTGCCCCATATTGACGTTACCGCCCATTCGGCGTTGTAGTTCGCCCAATTGCGAAACGCTCTCGTTAACATTGATTACTTTAGATCCAAGATCACGGCCTTGTGCGTCCATGGCACGAAGCATTAAGTTTCCGCTTGTATCCATTTCACGCATAATGGTGTTGCCATTTGCATCAATGCTGTTCTTAATTAGTTGCCCATTGTCATCAAATGCCTGACCAAGCTGGTTGAAGTTCTGGCGCATACCCATATCAAGATCTGTTTGTGTAGCTGCAATATTTGCAAGATCACGAGTTTGGGTAACCAGTTTAGTATCAATACCGCCCATACCATCAGAAAAGGCCTGTGTTAGGGTTTCCTGACCTGCAGCCAGGTTGTCTTGGTTAGTCATAAGACCTGCATTAACATCAGAGATTTGTGAACGCAGTGTTTGTCCCAGGATGCTCTGATTGTCTGCTGTTTGCTGGAAGCCACCAGTTACATCAGACTGAAGCTGTGTACCTGTATCCGCCAGTTGAGTAGAAAGGTTCTGTTGTCCTGCGGCTGCAGCATCTGCAGAGGTTGCCATTTGATTGCTAAGAAGATCTGTGGAGTTAACCATCTGGCGCTGCATGTCTGCACGGGTTTGGTTAGCCAGTGTAGTGTCATCAGAATAGCGATCTACATAGTTATCAAAGTTTGTGCGGAAATCGTCCTGTGTGCTTTGCAAAGCTGCCTGGTTCTCAAGCTGCGCATTAGCGTAGGTGTCCGCAGTGTTAGACATAGTATCAAGATTTGTCTGCAAAGCACCTTGGCCTTCCAGTACGTTAGCCTGGGTGTCTGTAAGCTGCGTCTGAGTATCACCGAACCCTGTAGCCAGGGCCTCACCAGTAGCAGCAAATCCTGCTTCTGAGGCAGCATTAGCATCCGCAAATTGGCTATTAATACCACCTTCAAGTTCGTTAAATGCTGTGGCTTGGTTATCGAAACCTGCATTGATAGATGTTTGTGCATCAGCATTTGCCTGGTCTACGGTATCAAACCGTGTACCCATTTGATCAAAGCCACCTGTAACGTCACCCGCTAAGGTTCCTAATGCTGTGGTATTACCCTGAATAGCACTAAGGTTAGTTCCCAGACCTGTACTAAGACTGTCGGCACGATCTTGATTAGCAGCATCAAAATTAGCCATAGCCGTATTCATGTCAGTAAAACGTGTACCCATATCGTTAGTCAAACCTGAGACAGAACTGTCCAGGGTGTTGAAACGAGTATCAAACGCATCATACCGCTTAGTAGCATCTGCATAACTGTCAGAAATCTGACCTGAGATGCCTACCTGATTATCTGCAAGGGCTTGGTACTGATCGTCACCTAAACCCGTATTTGTTACGTTGGTTGTATCACCGCCGCCACCGCCCATATTAGAACTCCTTCGTATGAACTTTGTCGGGCTGTTTGAACCTACGCCAATTAGCAGGAACTCTTTGCCCAAGAACTGTTTGTGAATGTTGCATCATGCCTCGCATGACTTTGATTGAGTGACCAAACGGCGCTATGAAATCCACGCCCCAAAGCTGATAGCGGTCATCTATTTTATCAGGGCGCTTCCAGACATCTTCATCAGGCATCCAGCGTTCTGATAGAAATTCTTCAGCCTCTTCCTCAGTAAGCCAAGCCCAGGATACAAAGCCAATTGGCTTGTCATTCTCGTAGAATAAATGGGCTTTGTTATGGATTAAGGGGAAGAGGCAATAGTGGTTAAACTCCACTAAAGTATAAAGCCTATGATCGTCTGATTTGTTAAAGAGATATAGGCAATCTAGAACAGTGTTCCTGTTCATTATTGCTGACCTAACTATGTCTATGGGATGTAATCAGTATAACACTTAGTTAGGG